CTGTAACTACAGCCTCTACAGCATCATGTGAAAACTCAGTAGCACCTAAAGCTGTGCCAGAAGCAAAAGCACCTGATAAAGCACCAGTAACAATAGGTGTAGCACCTTTAACAACACCAAACCAACCAACAGGAGGAACACCCTCTACCAGTTGTTTGCCCCATGCGTATCCTCTCTTACTTGCGGGTATAGAGGCGGCTATAGAAGCGGTAATACCTGACCCTGTTTTAGTCCAACTAGACCAAGTATTTGAGTCTGTTTCTTCTCCACCTAACCCTTCAAAGGCAATCTTGTTTATCATACTATGTGGGTTTAAACTATCCGCTTGCCACGTAGTGTTAAGTTTGTCTAATAAGTCTGCGTCAGTAATAGCCCCTGATGGTAAAAGGTCTCTCCGTCTTTCAGACGTTCCTGCGGTAGAGACAGAAGGCTGTTGCATTCCTGCGTTCAACTGCTCTAACAATGAGGGGTCAGTAATAGCACCACTAAATGTTTCATTTGACATTATTACTAATCTCCTATTTTATTGTAACTCTAGGTACTTCATACCACTGAATTTCCCCTGTCTGAGGGTCTGTTTGTGGTTGACCAAACTCATCAGAAAGGAAATAAAACTTACGCTCTTCTCCGTAAGCATCGGTTACTGTACGAGTAAACTTAGAATATTCAGGGTTTTCCCAGTCAATCTGTGGTGTAATACCCATTAAGGTTTGTCTAAACCTAGTGTAGTGTTTCTTAACTAAATCCAGTTGTCTCTTAAATGCTTCATCTCCTGCGGCAGGGTCTAACTTACCTAAAGAGTCTTGTAGCATTATAAGTTCAGCCTGATTCAACGCACCTAGACCAGAAGCACCTGTTGTTGAGTTTCTCTTAAGTTCCATCAACTTGTTCATAGCCAAGTTAGACTGTAGACTTTCTACCATTGCTTTCTGTTTTCTTGCGTCAAAAGTAGGGACATACTTAGCTAAAGGATATAAAAATGATATATACTCGTCTGTTAAGGCTTTAGACTCATCAATAAAACCTATCTGCCTATCAATATCATGTAGACTTTGTACTGTTTTTGCATACTTTTGTTTTGCAATCTTACCGGACTCTGCTGTGGGTATATTTTCCTGTACAACCCCCGCAGTGGTTTTGTTTAGTACTGTATACGTACCATCGTCCTGTTTTACCATATCATATTCTGGTAAAGATTTAACACCTATTAGAGTCTTGTCTGTACCGTCTTTTTTAACACTATAGTTGAGCGTTTGACCAGTAACGGGGTCAACTTCCTCAATCATATCTCTATCTTCTTCAACGTCAAAAGTTTTAATAACTTCGCCTGTTTGGTCGTCTATTAACGCTTTTTTAACAACACCATCTATTTCAATGTTTACAGTATCGGTTGTCCGTTTAGCAGGTGCTTTCTTCTCTCTAGCTAAAACCTCCACACCTTTCTGAACTGCACCTTCAACACCGTTTCTAATAGCAATTGCTAGTGAAGCGTATTCAGGAGGTAAAGCATTAGCTAGATTTTCTAACTGTTTTAGTCTTTTAGCTTCAGATGCCTTTGCCCCTACACGTGAAGCAAGCTGACCTGCAAGACCAGTTTGACCTGCCGCCTGTAGTTGATAAACTGCTTTCTTCTGTTCTTCTACAGAAAGATTATCAAAGTTAGCTAAATAGTCTGCACGTTGTGTTTGTTGCTTTTGTCCTGCTGTTTGTTTACCTAAAGCATTAACAATGTCTTCTCTTGCTCGCAATAAACCTCGGTTTTGTAGAGCAGAACGCTGTTGACTTTCCGTCATACCTGTGGGGTCAATAGGCTTATTACTTATTCCCGTGAATAGACCTAAAATGTCTGGTTGTTTTGCCATCTTAATTATCCCCTTATATACCTAATATGTCTCTAAGAATGTCGTAAGCCGCTTGGTCGGATGCCGCACCTTTAGTAGTGGCTTCATTCAACAGCTTGGTTAACGATTCAAAGCCCTTTTGAGATACTGTTCCGAATTGACCTGCGCCTTCTCTTCTACCTAAATCAGCTAATTGAGCAACGTTAGTCCCTGCGCCTAGTAAACCAAGAGCCTGTGACTGTGGTGTATAAGCACCTGTAAGCATTGCTGTACCCATGTCACTGAACTGACCTAATTCTGACATTGCTTGCGACCTAGCACCTAAGTTTGCCTTAAGCATTGCCTCTTGTTCTGCTTGCGCTAAAGCTAACATTTCAGGGTTTGCTCCACCGTACATATCAGAACTCAAACCCATACGTCCTTGAGATAACATACGCTCTTCTAAAGCCAAACGTCTACGTTCTTCTTCTGGCGCTTGTACAGCCCTCATTTGATTGTAAAGTTCCTGTTGTGCAACAGAGGGGTCAGCCTGTGCTAAACCAAACAAAGAAGATGCACCACCGAAAAGGTTGCTTTGTAGTGCTTTTTCTTCAGGAGATAAACCGAGAGTTACTGAACCTGTGTCACCAACCTGTGTTGTAGCCCCCATGCCTGACGTAACACTAAACGGTTTAAACTCAGCCATGCCCGCGGCTTCTTTACCTACAGCTTGGGCTTCACCGAACACATCATAACCTAGTTGTTCAACGTCTTGTGCTAACTCGTCAGATAAACGATATTGACCTATGCCCCCTAATAAACTACTCATTATACATTCTCCAGTTCTGCTACACGACTACGTAGCGATTGTACTTCTTTAATTAACATAGGTATTAAGTCTGCATAAGCAATACCTAGTGTATCTTCGTCATTCTCAGGGACACTCACTGCTTCAGGATATACCTCTGCTAATTCCTGAGCAATCATGCCGTAACTTTGATGTGTGCCGTCTGTAATCCAATCAAACTTCCTAACCTGAATAGCATCTATTGTACTACCCGCATCATCTGCATCTGCAATATTTTCTTTGAGGCGTTGGTCTGATGAGACATTAGGGTTATTAGATAAATAAATATCATTCCATCTGTTACCCGCAACACCTAAAGTAGCAGTGTCGTTGTCGTTGTCGTTAAACATATCACTAACATACTGGGTTGAAGTGTCACCCGCAGGTTGTAGCGCGTTAACATCAAATCTAAAACCACCAAACTGTCGTGTTTGAAAAGCAATATCACCTGAGTTATTAACTACCATTTCATTATTATTACTTTCAAATAGTTTAAACGCTGACGGGATGCTTTGAGCGTCATTTACTTTAAGAACGGCTTTGGCAAAAGAATCCACATTAACATACAAATGACCACCACTGATTGTTTGTCCACTAGTGGCTAAGTTTAAACCAATGCTCTCGCCAAATTCAATTTCACCAGTATCTTTAATACGTAAACCTAGATTATTTTTGTTTCTAATTTCTAAACTTTCGTTTGAGTGGTTGTACTGTATTTTACCGTTTACAGTAGGTTGGGCAGTTCCGTCTCCTTCAGCAAAATTAAGAGTACTTGTACCAACATTAGAGTTTTGAAGATAAAGGTTTGAATTATTTGAATCATTTACATAAAGACTATTATTAATATTTGCCGAGCCATTTGCTGTTAAAGCACTAAACGTAGCAACGCTTGATACATTTAAATTTGTAAAAGTTCCTGTTCCTGCTACGTCTAAAGCTGTAGTAGGGTTTGCTTTATTTATACCCACTCTGTCTTCAGATACATCCACAAATAATGTGTCAGTGTCTACAGCTAAATCACCACTAATGGTTGCGGTAGAATTTAAGGTTACAGGGTTATTAGCCGTCAAATTACCGTTAGCTGTTAAAGTGTCAGAAAAAACCATTGCTCCTGAAAACGTGTCACCCGTGGTGTCAGCTTTAGTGCTTATTGCCGTTTGTATACTGTTAAACTCAGTTGAAAACTCAGAACCTCTAACTACTTTTGCGGCATTTCCACTAGCGAGGTTGTCTTTGTCTCCAAAGTTTGTTGTTATAGAATAGTTAGCCATTTAAATTAATCTCCCTAGTAGAGCGTGTACATCTATTTGTTGTATTGAATATGGTGCGCCATTGATAGTAGACTCAATACCAATAGTCACTACCTTACCGCTACCGTTTGTGTTCATTGTGGGTCGTTGTATGTCCGTACCTACAGTATATACAGATTCAACATAGTCAGGCTCGTCAGGGATACCGTTATTATCTGCGTCAATATCCTCTTTCCTACCAAACAAAGCAACATTGTATTCAGCTACGTTTGTATTGCCTTTGTTTGAAGTAAATATTGTTTTGTTAAAATCGTTAGAGTAATCGTAACCCCAAGCTAATGTAGTCTGTGCCGCTACGTTTCCTATTACTGTTAAATTAAACTTTTTAAGAAACTTTAGGTTAGTAGAATTACCGAAGTTAAGAGGGTTACTATAGTACAACATTGTATATGACGCTGTGTTGTCTAAATATCCACCATACTTAAACACCCCGTCTTTTCTTCCTATATAAACACTACCGTCCTGTAACAACGCAAAACTACGTGGATTGATGTTTGACCATGTAGTTACCCTGTTGCTTCCGTCTTGTAAAGTCGTTTTCATGTCAAAACAATATACAGTTGAGCTATCTGGAAAACATAAAAGATAAAACGCTTCATCGGCACTGTATATAGATTTTATAGGACTGGTTTCTGCGCTTACAATACTTAATAACTCACTTCGTACATTATTACTGATGTCTCGCATAGGCATTGACTTTTCTTGTATTGTACGACCAAAGCTACGTACGCCTTCTTCAGACAGGAATAAAATATCATTACCTGTATGTTGTACGGAATCCCTAGAAATACACCCAACACCCTCTACTGTGTCTGCTAGTTGCATTGTAGCAGGGCTTTCAGCACCAGAGTAAATAATAATGGAACGTCTGCAAAATATAATTAAAAAGCCATTATGTGCTGACAGCGCTACAACCTCATCGTGACCTGTAGGGAACACTGTGGTTAAGTCTAAAGAACCTGCTGTACCTCCTGACCACTTATGTCCTTGTAACGTGTCACTCCAGTAAACAGTCTTAGTGTTGCCAGATACATCAGCCGCCCATAGTCTACCGTATGCGCCTATGACTTCGTTAGCTAATGGTGGTGTCGTTGCGCCAGTAAAATCGCTGTGTTTAACTAAAGTACCAGAACCGCTAGAATCTGTATAGATTAAAGGTTCATGTTCTTTTTGATAAAAATACGTATGGTTA